CGTCGCACTGCATTCCATCCTCCCAGGCTTGGTTCCCGCCCTCGTCGTGCCGTGGGTCGCCTATGCACATGGCTGGGGAACCCTCATGTCGATTTGGCTCTCTTGCATCCTTGTTGAAAATTTGGCCGCTGCCAGACCAGGGCCTGTCTTCTCAGTCCCAGACGTGTGGACAACCCGCCGGCATGCTCGTACCCCCGAAGCTATCCTTGAGGCCATGTTCTCAATTCAGCTAGGCCGAGGAATCACCTGTCGACCCAAGCTGAGCACATGTCCCCGCACCGGAAAACGCGGCTACCCTCCTTGTGGCCCAATCCCGTGGGCCAACTGGACAATCAACTCGGCCTTAATTTGGGCAACACAGTTTGTCCCCACCATGGGCCCACGAGCAGCGTCCGTTCGCCGGTACGCCTGGAATGACTTATGTGATCTGGCCCGCCTCATTCGGTGCGCACTGGCGCACACTTTCAACGTTGTTCACCGACTCGCGTACATCAGCCAGCAACACATGGGAAGCCGCAATGGCGTCAACCCCCTCCCCACACTTCCAAAACTTCAGAAACCCACCGTGCGACGGCGCAACGTAGATAGGGTCCTTCCCGCCGTGGTAGTGCAGCCTAACGCACCAGCCGCGCCAGTGGGGGTACAGCTCGCAATACCTCCCGACGGACTCACATTTCCTGACTGGTTCTCTCAGGTCGAAACCGCCTACCGGTCACAGCCCGGAATTCATCCCACCCTAACTCCAGGCCAAGACTGTTTCTGGCAATGTGTCTCCTCATTGGGAGGCTCCCCGCACATGTGGTTCTGTTGGTATATGGAGTTCATGCGGAGGCGAGTACCCACCACTGCCGGCACCGTCGGAGGAGTGACCATCATGGACATGCACATGTTCGCCTCTGTGAGCGGCATCGGCGTGAGGATATCAGGGGTCACCGATGAGGTCACCCTTGCCCAGCACGGACGTCCCACTCTGAACATCAAGCTCACTAACGTCCCTTTCTCAAATGACCTGCATGCTGAAATCGCCCACACTCCAACCCCGTCAGGAGCGGTCCAGACTTTGGCCGTAATTCTGAGAAGTCTGCGCACTGCCCACCCTCAGTGGCATGCCACCTTTCTCCAGGCCTTTCAAAATGCGCCAGTGGACTCCTCTCCAACTCCATTAGCCTCACTCTCAGCAATTGCCGGAATTCATCCGTTGCCCACTACCATGCCCGAGATAGCCGACGCAATCCAGGCCTCTGTGCTTGTCAACCCGATCAATCAGTCCCGCCCAGACGGCTACTCACTGGGCAGGTCCGGAAATGATGCCCTGTACCAGTACAATTCTCCGGTCCCGCAACGCACAGTCGCCAGACTCTCCCCCGCTGCGGCGTACAAGGGCTTCCGCAAGTTCGACAAGCCTAGCCCCCGTTCCCAACAGTGGGCCTTAGGCCGTAAGGGCGACACAACCCACATCGGAGCCAGCCGGAGGCAGGACCAGGACAATGCGACTAGGAACAATGCGCGCCCGGAGCCGTCTGCCTGGGTAACTCTAATGAATGAACTTCGAACTAAGGTCGGTGATTACACTTCAATTCAGCTCCCAGCCGTCCCTTTGGAGGAAGAGATCGTGAGCTTCACTGCAGATGTGGACCGTGCCGACCGCCTCATCGCGGACTTAAAAGCCCACCCTCAGGTTCTCGGAGGCAAAGCCAATGCCGCCTGGCTCCAATCTCTATCTTCCTGCGTAGACCTGTACCGACTCGAGAACCGCACCGTCACCGTGCCTGTGCGTACCTACTTCGGCTGCGGAGGATGCGGAAAAACCACTGCAACCGCTGCCTACCTGAGGAGCTTAAGCCCAGAGATGCGGAGTATGGCCCGAGTCGTGTCGCACACCGAGTCTCTCCGCGCGCAGTCAAAAACCGCCCTCGACTTCCCTGAGATGCGCGGTGTCAATTTTCCCACAATCCCCGGCATACTATGCGAACCAACTTCCGGCCCCATTGTGTTCGACGACGCCGGAAAATTCTTCGGCGGAATACTGGATCTGGTACTTCTTACAAACCCGCTGGTCCCGGAAATTGTTGTCAACGGCGACCCGGCCCAAGCCCTCACTAAGTTTCCGGTCGGTGGCACGCAATCTGAATTTGACAAAGGCCCACTCGTTGTTGCAGAACTCACCACCAAGTACGCCACTATATCCCACAGGTGGTTCGGACTCCTGGCAGACACTTTTGGCCTTCACACTACCCGCGTCAACCGGGGTCACATCACCCACACCGTCGGGCCCAAACACGGTCTACCAGTCACCACCGCCTCACCACGGTATGTCCAAGTGCTCTCCAGCGCAGGCCGTCAGGCCTACACGCATGACACAATTCAGGGGGAAGACTTTGACTGTGACGTCGAAGTGGACATGTCAGCACTGGAAGAGGCTGCGTCTGACCGAACCGCTTACGTCGCCCTCAGCCGAAGCAAAACCGGAGTATATCTGCATATGAACGCAGCAGATCCAAAGTCCACAATTAAGGCGCCCCCAACAGGAAGTGACCTGCTCAACGCCATTTTGTACAGCATGAGGGCTGGTAACGCGCCCACGCTCCTCAACGGCAATGACTTGACCCGTGCCGCGTTCTACGCCCACCTCCACTCTTCCATGCCACGACTAAAGTGGTTTGCTAATGTAGGCGCCACCGTGGACATAGGCAAGTACCAGTCCGTGACTGCAGCCTCCAATGAGATGACAGCAGTCGAATTCTCTGTAGCTGAAGGGTCAAGCAGTGACCATCTGATCCCTAGCGAAGCGTTCATCGACCACAATATCCCTGAGACTCATTGGGCGGCCAAGGAATTTCGGGAGGTGGGGCGTGCTGGCCTCCAAACCGACCAGTTCAAAGAGACAGCCTTTGTGAATCCACACGTTCATAAACGAGGGGACCACGCCACCTACAAATACACTGTTGAGAAACGCATCACCCGTGCTTCTCCCGCCGCCAATTTCACACGGATGCGCAAATGCCCACGAACTGACATGATACAGGAGTTTGACCGACTGTGTCCCACCGTGCCCCAATGGACACCCGACAAACATGTGATGTATCTAGACCGGGCCAGAGTGGAATACGAGTCAGGTCGCACAGAAGCCGCGGTCCTTGCAAAACTCGCGTCACACGACCCAGAACGAACCGGATGCGACGTCGTCAACTCACTGAAGGCCCAGGTGATTAACAAGGAGGAGAAGCGCCACAAGATGGAGGCTATTCCCGGCCAGCTCATTTATGAGTATGACATAGCCCAGACGCTTGAAGATGCCGCTTACGCGCTATTTCTCGAAGAGGAACTATTCCCCGCTTTCCCAGATAACTTCCTATTTTACCGCCGCATGAATCCTGCCCAATTCAAGAACGCATACCAGAAACGTTGGCGAGTAGGCAATGGGGTCCACACCTCGGATGTCACTCGCTGGGACGTTGGATGTGACGCTGGAGTACTAAACTTCGATGTCCACATATTTCGTAAGGTAGGTTTCCCTGAGCCCTACGTTGAGGCATACACCCATAGGCGATTGAGCACCCGTTCACAACACGGCCCTTTGCAGACTGCACAGCCGTCTGGTGACCGTTTCACTTGGACCTTAAATTCCATGCGAAGAGCCGTGGTGGCTTCCCTTGTCCTCGGCGTCAAACCAGAGGACACTGTGGCCATCAATGGGGATGATGAGGCCCTGGACCGGTGCGCGGAGACCAAGCCGTTTCCCGACACTGTGTGGGAGTTTAAAGATCAAAACGGTCCCACTGGCGAATTCTCCGGCTTTGAACTTGGAGGTCCCACGCCGGTATACTCCGCCCGGGGTATACACTACCGCATGATGGTTCTGATCTCAAGAGACCCTTCCGCAGTTGAGAAGTGGACGAACTACCTAGGCCTCCTCGAACATGTTGATTGCCATGCCTGGGAGGCATTGGACGTGGCACGTGCCGCTGCTGAACACATGCCTGAGGACCTTTTCAAGGCTGCCCTCCCGGCCGCCTTTCGCCCCCACTTCAAGCACTTGAAGTTTGATTAACCTTCCTCACAGGTTTTATTCCCTGGGCTCACGCCCCCTGGAGACAACAGGTACCCGCGGTGATCTTACGAGCTCTCCCGCAAACCATCCAACTTGGTTATGAACACTGTCCTTACCTCAATCCCTGTTCCACCCTACTCTTTTCTATCCTCGCTGCACCTTTCC